CGACATAACACGAAACCCAGCCAAGAATACACAGCACTGCAGCTTGACTGGGCATCATGCCCTAACTTTCATACCGACTTTAACGTGGGTTATGAAATCTGACCACCAAAAGAGGTGAACAGGTGTTACCATGCTTGGAGGATTCCAAGCTTCCCACCTTCGTACGTACTTAGTACTGAGAGTGGACACCCTACTGCTTGGGGTGCCGTCAAACGTTCCTTTGTCAATAATGTCAGCTAAACCGACATGTCGACGCCATCCAGGTAATTTTCTGAATGGTTGGGGAACTCGCACAGGGGCTTTCGAGCTGGCTTCAAGATGCCAGAGGAAAAGCGTGCGCGAATCATATATAACCTTCGTTTTCTGTTTTATCGCTAAAACTTTTACTTGAGTTATATAATTAGTTCGACGGATAAGGTTCAGAGCGTATGCGGTATGACAATCCACCCATACACCACTCTGAGTGTCATGATTAAAAGGAACAAGCGGAAGCTCGAGCCCTTTGATCAGTTTGCGCAACATTAGCGAAAGTTTCCCTTCACCGTTGCACAAAGCCGCCAGTCCGTTCACGTTGTGACACATTTCGTTTAACTGATTTGTGTTTTGGCGTAAATAAAAAGGCGTGACATTGGTTCCAAGATGCCAATCTGCACCACACGATTCCCGGAAGGGTCCCGTGTGGTAAGATTTCTCATCATTAACTTTGAAACCAAAGTAACCTAATAGTAAAGTCAAAGGCCTATATAGTTCGCTTTCTATGATAATATCATCACCATAGACCGAGAACCTAGTGGAGCCCACAGCTTTACAACAAGCAGCGAAAACAAGAGTCTCTAGTGAAAATGTAGCGCCGTTTCCCATTGAGGAAAACTTCGCATACGTTAACACTTCTCCCGTAGCTTTAAAAAAGCCAAGGGGAGAGCGTACGTCGTTAAAAAACTTAAACCATTCAAACGGCAAAAGTTCAGCAACTAAATTGTACGCAAGCGTATCGCTTGCCATGGAAAGGTCTAAGGTGGCTAAACTACCATCTATAGATCCAAGGCGAGCGAGTTCTTGATTTCGAGACTGGTCTGACAGATCGACGTTCAAATTTCTTTTAAGTCGATTCTTAATGTAACTATCACCTGCAAGTTGAAGGAAGACATTCCCTTCAGGTTCGCAAGCAATAGTACGGCCAGTTTTCCAGTTCTTAGGGACAACTTCAACGCGATTATGCTGCAAGAAACAATATCGATTTGCTTTGTAACCCCAATGGGTCGAAAGTGCATCAATATATTTCGAAGCGCGCACGGTGCTGCACAGACCACGCTTACGTATTTTTAAGTACGGTAAGGCGTTACGTCTGCTGAGCGTTGAAGAGGCACCTGCCGTGACCCGTACGAGTTCAGGAAGTTCATCCAAAAACTCACGGAAGTTTCCCAAAGTGTAAGAAATCACACTTTTTACCCTTTCAATATTAGCCAGCAACGCGGGATCTAAACGATCCGGACGTTGAGCGAAATATTGTACCCGACGATTTGTAATTCGACACAGTAGCTCACCACGTAAAAATGTGGTGTATGCTTCTGCGTCTTGATCGAAGGGCCCGTCAATGGAAGCATTCTTCTTGAAGAACGCTTGTATTTGACGTAAGGCACGAAACTTGTCTCCCTCATGAAATGCAAGAGGGAAGTAGTCACTGCAGGTTGTCAGGTGTATAACGTCACGGTTTCGGATCCAACCAAGGACCTTATTCGTAACATCAGCACCAAGAAGACCATCAAGATCTTCTACGAAGCATCGACAGACGTCGTATGCGAACGTTTGGTAGTTCATTATTGAATCTCCCTTATCTAAAAATATACCACCCAAGTAACTCAGATGGCAGTAACACGATCAAATAACATGATAATACTAGGCCAAACACTATGCCAAAAAAGCATAAGATTAGCCAAATATTCACAAAACAAATTCTTGTGTCGTTATCATGTTCGTGAACTCATCACTGTTAACAAGATCGCGAAAGGTAGCCAGGATTGCTGTTAATTCAGCGGCCTGGCCATCAATCGGTCTTTTAACAATAGCCGAGATACTATTTTTAGATGGTAATATCGCAGAATCACTATCAAACGATGCAGTCAGCACACTTAGTGTGTCTTCTGCCGTAGTAGCGTTACCCGATGGAACTTTACGTCGCTGGATCACGATTTGTGGTGCTTGCACCGTGTGACCTGGTAACGTAAAGGTACGTGAATTTCCATTATCTGAAAATTCGGTGAGGACTGTAGTCATAGCAGCCATAAGTTTATCTCCTAGTTTGAAATTTATTCCAATCAGATCGCGAAGTTTTCGCGAAAATTGCCCAAAGATCAATGATCTTAGGTACATCTAGATTTGGAGTAAATTGAGGAAAGGGTGTAACACGAGCTGGAACTCTGACAGTCTGATTTAGGTAACTGACTCCTTCCGTATCATAAACACCGACAGCGTCGGCATAAGTGATAGGTCGGGTGTCAATAACCGTCATCGTCTTAACAACGTTCAGCTTAAACCCTGCAGAAGCAACGTAACCGTTCTGCAGTAAAAGGAAGGACAACCCTTCAAGCCATTGGCCAACATTCAGGACCCAATCGACAATAAACGACAAAGGAGTAAGCTCCCAAGCAGTTATTGCCAGATTGAACTGAAATGATGGTGGTTCAATGTCCGCGATTGCATTACCTCTGTATGAGATAGTGCCTTCGACCTGTGAAGCATAAGTATTACCCATGCCGCACAGTGAGGGTCCGCCTACAACAATTGAATAGTCGTTCACATTTTCTGTGTAGCCTATCCTCTTCTTGTAGCGAGTCCTTTTATCTTCCAATGACGTCAATGCATCTTGAAACGACATTATGTCGTAGACAAGAGGTCGCCACCCATATCTCGCTTCGACCCAAAGACCAGTAAGGTCTTTTGCCGTAAGCTTAGGATTGCCCATTAAATAGGCAGCCTTATGTTGCAAGCCCTTAAACATAGCAATGACTTTATGTAACTCTGACAAAAACGTCAGAGTGTCATGGCTATACTGCGTATAAATAGCAGCGCAGGCTTGTTGAGATAAAGCATCTGAGTTAAACTTAGATGAGAGTGATGCAATCTCCGAATCCTTAAAAGCTAACAGTCCAAACCCAGCAGGGCTTGTACCGACGTTTCGAGTATTCGTAGAAGCACATTGAACATCCACATTACCGCGGAAAGAAACAATTCCGGTATCGGTATCAGTGAATGGTGTCATCGGCAAGAGCTCCCCACGATTCTTCCGCTCCTGGTAATGTTCGAGATCAAACCCGTTCATTACTCTAGAAGTAGAGAGTGTGTAAACCCCAAAGTTGGTGTGCGACGAATAATTGCCGCTACTCAAGACGTAGTTATCTACGCCAAGAGTCATCGACTCCAGGGTGTCCGCACTTTCTCGTGATCGAGCTTTCATAAAGATATTTCCTTTACATGTTACTCTAACTCCACGTGAAATTATTCCCACGTCGAGCTAAATAGAGTCCAAAATAGAACTGACCTGTCTCGAAATTGAGACAAGCAGCTGACCTCCCGGAAGGGAGG